GAACTACGTTATTAATTGCTATGGACCTCCCGAATCTTTCTGTAATTTGCGTGGTCCCAACCTCTGAGTCTGCTCTATCGTTAAACTTGGTTAGCACTCGTTCAAATCGCAAGGACGAGCTTGTAAGTTCATCCCTTGGTTGCAAGTGGTCATTTTCAGGATAGGACGAGGAGTATATCCTATTAAATTTTGTGCTCAATGTCAACTGGAATTGATCAAACCCTAAAGTTTGCGCCATGCTTTTCATAAAGTCAATCTTGTCTTGATTGAAAGAAAAAGCAATCGCGGCCCATGTCATGTAGACTTGGCTAGTTGATCTGATGGTAGACACACCACTCGTGATGCTTTCCCAATTACTGTTTACACGATACTTTTCATTGCTTTCCTGATTCCACCCATCCAAACTGAAGTAGATATGATCATTTGCATCCAAGACAGCCCCAAGAGACTCCCACCACTTTGTTGGTTTGTAGCTTCCATTGGTCACGATGACTATCTTTACTGATTTTACGCTCTTGAAATATGCGATTACTGGTATCAAATCTGGTGCATAGATTGGATCACCGTCATCTCCACAGAACGTAATCTTCTCAACATGTTCCAAGATGAATGATGGTGTAAAGTTGCGTTTAAAGAAGTCTAAATCAAGCTCGGTTTGTACAAGAGTATCAGGTACTTCCGTTCTGGCGCACCGTGGGCACTTCAATGTGCATCTACTGGATATTTCTATGTGCCAATGCCACAGTGCTAATTTCATTTATCTAATCTCAATGTCTGTATTGTAGGCAGTAAACCCATTTTCTTTGACTACCTTGAGTATGTTTTCAACACGACCAGCGAGTTCGTCCCGGTGACTGACCAACCAAATACTCTTGTGTCGTTCGCGACTCATTTGTTTCAAGAGAGTCAGTGAGCTTTCTACACCCTGTGTATCCATACCAGAGTCAATTAGTTCATCAATAAAGAGTAGGTTTATGGGCTGGTAGAGGCTTTCAAACACATCTCTGAACGCCCAACTCATACTCAGAATCAAACGATTGCGTTCTCCTCTTGATAAGTTGTCAAAATCTAATTCACGTCCTAACTCTTCAATGTTGACAGTAAGGTCATTTTGGAATACTACACTATGAGGAAGCCCGATGCAATCTAAATAATGAGTGAGACGCGAATTCAGATAGCTAAGGTTCTGTTCAATGATCTTTTTGCGAATGAAGCTGTCTTTATTGGTCAACAGCTTCAATAGGAAGTCTTGATGCTCTTGAATTTTGGTGTATTCGTTTAATTGATCGTAGCTGACCACTTGTAAAGCCTGTCCTAACATATCATCAATTTGTTCTTGATATGGATCAGTATCATTTGCACGAGCTTCTAGCCTTTGCATGAGGATATCCAGTGAATTTTTATGGTTGAGTGCGGCTTCCAAATCAGAATAATAGACTTTTGGCTTTTTACCAAGTGATCCAATCCCTTTTATCGTATCTTCATGTTCAAACATCTGCGTTTGGTTGGCCAGATATTGCAACGCATTCTCTTTTAGCAGTTCTCTCTTTGCCTGCAATATTTCATCCTGCTTCTGATTATGAATGGCCTGACCACAAGCATAACATTCGTGCTTTTCCAATGCATCTATCTCTTTTTCAAGCTTAGTGGTCAGTTTTTCCAGCTTCTTTTGTTCAGATTCAATAGATTTAATCCATCGGTTGGCTTCGTCAATCTTGCTACTCATTAGAATATGAGATTCTAAGTCTTTGTGCGACTGAATCTCTGTGTCAATGTCAAGATGTGACAATTCTTCAATAGAAGTAGCTAGATCTACTAAATCTTCGTCTCTTTTCTTTTTCCACAAGGTCTGGCGCTTCTTAAGACTTTCAATTTGCTCTTCAATCTTGATGTTTGCTTCTTGAACGCCCCTGATTCTATATTCTTCTTGCAGTATCAAGTCTTTCGTCTGCCGATTTAATTCTTTTATCTTCTCCGCACGTTCACTAAGCTGGGTAATACCCAGCAATTGCTCAATGATCATACGTTGGTCATTTGCTCGTAGGCTTAGGAATGGCTCGGTGTAGGTATTCAACGCAAGGATGTGCTTGAACATATCGTGGCTCAATCCAAGAGCCTTTTCAATAAATGCTTGGGTTTCTCTATTGTCTCCTTGTGCGGCATCTTCAAGTTCTTGCTCTTGGTTGTTGATGAAGAACTTCAAAATCTGTGGCTTACGGCCTCGTTCAATTCTATACTCTTGTGATCCTATGCCGAATTCCAAGCTAACAACCATGTTTTTTCCGTTGGTTTTGTTAACCAGATTATCTTTTTTGATGTTGCTTAACGCACTTCCGTATAAAGCATAACTCAGTGCATTGATAATGGTTGTTTTTCCGGTGCCGTTTCGGTTTCCATCGCCGCCTAAGTCTAGGTTTTCTCCAAGGACAAGAGTTAAATCTTTGCGGTCAAAGTCAATGCCTTGAGTAGCATTGCCGACACTCATGAAATTGCGGACTGTTAAATTTTTAATTTGGATCATTGTTTAATATGTAATCTGCGATAGCTATGTGACCATCTTGAAGAAGATGGTTAGTGGGGCCAGTTGGAAAATCTGGAAGTAGTTTGTAGATATACCACGACCCCCATCCTATAAAATATCTTTTGTCTATTTGAGATACTAATAATTGTATCTCATTGTATTCTTCGTCTAAGTTTGCGTCATTCATGTTGTCAAAGCAAACCATATCACGAATACTTTCGTTAAATAATTCTCGGGATGTTACCCACTTTCCTATGCTGTTATGCACAGTGTTGACCATTATATAAGGTTTGTTTAACGAAACAAAGAATCGTTGAAGCAGTATAACATTTTGTAGCCACAATTTAAAGTCAAATAGTAAATTAGACCAATACATGTAGTGATATTCACCGTATACCTTATATCTTTTGTCATTTTCATATTTGCTATGTGATAAATGAGCATTGAAATTAACAACCTCATTGTTATCAGGGTTATATCGCGTGAATCTTCTCACTGAAGACCATGCGATATAAAACTTATCATAATCGTGTGCGTGTTTTATGGCCCTATATAAAGTCCTATCATTGGTGCTCCCGGACATTCCATCATTGTAGAATTCACAGTCCAATCTTTTTGAAACAATAGCTGGCCACGCCTGTGTATGCGGGTCTGCTAAGTCATCTCCGTATGTGTGACTACAACCATTGAAGTATAATCTCATTATTTTTTCCTAAATTTATCAACCATCTTTTGTCTGCGAACTACTACATCATGGTAGTGTTCTTTAGACCATGGATCATAATAGTCAGTTTTTAATAGGGACTGGTGTCCGCTCAAAACATCTGATAACTTGTTTATTATCACTATGAAATATGGTTTTCCGTTTAATAAACCGGGGTATATACTGGAGGTCTTCAGGGCAGTTCCATATTGAGCATAAAAGTCATCTTTGATGATATTTTTATTAAGTGAATGTATAATGTAGTTAATATAGAAATTCCATTTCATGTAAGCTGGAAAAACAAGTATACATACATTATGTGTCTTGTTGTGTATTAACTTAGATGTTTTATCATTAATAAAAGCAGAGATGCTCCCACCAGTGTATGGTTCAATATCAAGAAGATTGTTTAATCTAACTGACTTGGCAAATGGACATGGCGGGAATTTGTAATCATAAAACTTATGATTACATTCAATATAGTTTACGAGCCAATCTATGATGTCTTCTTTTATTTTCTGTTCATCTATGTGCATGGTTATTTGTAGATATAAGGATCTTCATCTCGTGCGTCCTTTAGTCTTTTCCTGTATTTCCTGTGTAAGAGTATTCCATTAAATAGGTAAAATATTTTTTTAAGCCAATTCATAACGATTCCTACAAGCTCTGGTAAATCTTTAGAAGCAATTTAGGATCATAGAAGTCACTTTCAATATTCGTTATTTGGTCAACTATGATCTGATCCACGCTCTCAAATTTTATATCACCCGGCGCTAGGTCGGTGTTATATTCTTTGTTCTTGATCGGCATCAGGGTCATTTCCCTAAGATTGTGAACCTTAATGAAGGTATCTTTTATGAAGGATGCTTCTTCGTATGTGATATCAATGTCCAGTTCCACTCGGACATGCATATTCTTACCAAGAATGCTATCGGCATCGTCAATAAGATTGCTGAGTTTCGTTACTTTGTAGAGTGGTTGGTTAGGCCATGCGTGATATATTGGAGCCTGACCCCATTCAAGTACCATGAACCCACGGTCTGAATCGCCTGCGTCGGCGAAATTATGGGGGAAACAATTTCCAATGTATGTCACATTCCCTTTGCTCTGTCTCAAGTGAAAATGACCAGAAAACACGGATTCTATCCCACTAAAATGCTCAGTCTGGAGTTCGCCGTGATCTGGCATTTCTACCATTGCATTCATTTTGAAGTGAGGAACCTCAAAATGACCAAACATGTATTTTCCCTTCAATCGCTGTATCTTTTTGTGATCGTCACCTACCAACCATGGCGCAAACACTACGTCACCTTCGGATACCCAGTCATTGCAGATGTGGATATTTGGAAAGTGTGAAGCCCACTCTACGCCATGTATGTCTCGTTTTTCTCGGTAGTATAGGTCGTGGTTGCCCGGAATGAAAAAGAACCTGTCAAAAGCCTTAGAGAGCTTTTCCAAGGCACGAACAGAGAACTGTAGGGTTTGTAGGTTGATTGACGCACGATGATTGTGCCAATCTCCCAAGAACATCCCTGTCTCACATCCTTCCTGTTGTGCTGTCTCAATCACCCAATCAATAAATTGGTCACAGTCTGTGTTATGCAGGATGCTGTTGTTTTTGAGACCCCAGTGGATATCCGTGAAAACAGCGGCTTTTTTAAATAGATTCATGTATTATTCTTCGTAGTGGGTGGTCATGGGGCCAGCGAGAGTTGACATATCTGCCTGTCCAGAATTCTGGCGCGTCCATGATGGGTTAAGGCCATTCATTTCCAGCATATCATCTCGGATGTTTTGGTTCTTTTTCTCAACCAAGAGAATCCTCGTGAAGCTATTTGTTATGGCCGCAGTATAGTATGCAAATGGATTCTGACTCTTGAATTCGTCAAATTGTAGACCCATTTGGCTCAGTTGTAGTAATGCTTGGCCACGCATTTCATCATTGTAAGTGTTGCCTGTTAAATGAACATAATCATTTCTTCTGGCAACAAAACATCCAAATTCTGTTTCTGGACACCACACTTTGCCTTTGTATGCAACAGTTGGAATATTTGGCGAATCTTCTTTGCGAACGCCACTCCTACCGCTTTTTCCACCATGTAAATCAATATTCTCCATTGGAGTAACATTGCTCTTTTTGGCAAAAAGCACGACCGTGTAAATAAAAGACGATTTACCGAAGCTAACGATATCACGCTTTTTAACACTGGTTCTTATGCCAGATAACGAGCATAATGCAACAAACGCATCAACATGTTTTTTGGATTTTTGACAATATCGTCTATAGCCATTGGTAATCCATCCGTCACCATTTATCATGGTGTTTATTAAAAGTTCACGCTGATCTGCTGTGAGTGACGTAATAAAATCCATCTTTAAAACTTTTTCTTCTTTGTCAACTACTTGGCAAATTTTGGCGTTCAAATCGCTTGGTAATAAAAATCTGTTGCATTTTTCAGTTGTACACTCGCTCCACTTGAAACCGAGCGACTCTATGGATTCGCGAATGCGATGTGAAAATTCTCCTTCATTTTGCCAAAGGCTAATTCTTGGGTTATTTCTATCTACTGGTTCGTAAATATTTCCTTCTGTCACAACCCATCCAATTAACTCCACGAATGCGTCTTCGTATATTTTTTTGTCATTGCCTTGTTCCGAATCGCCCATTAAAATTAAACGGTCTTTTTCACGAATGTATTCAATTTTTTTAAGGCCACTATCTGTGACGAATTTATGCTCTGGTGTCACCAAAGCATCCAATCCGCGTGATGTAAGGTGGAACATATTGCCATCAAAATCGTCTCTAAAAATAGATTTTATGGTTGACCATTTTAAGTTGCTACCATTAAATGATAAAATGATATCGTCGGTTGTTAAATCATCGCCGCCGACCCATCCGCGCTTAGTCAGGCATTCTGTTGCTTCGTCCACGCAGTACCCTCTCCAATTAGAACGAGTAGCATACCTTTCGCAGAGCTTAATGAACATTGTAGCTAACTTGTGGGTAATTCTACCGTGATCCTTGGAGAACTCTCCGGCTTCTAAGTCACCCTTCCAGTGGCTTTTGCCGACAAGATACGGGATCTTATTATCATCTAATCTGTAATGATAAAAAGGAGGGAAATTCAATCTGATGTGCTTGGCGTCAGTGACTCCAATATCTGGATCAATTGACTCTTCATCATCAATATCAAGGTCTAAATCTAACAAACCTAAGACTTTCTGTTTCTTTAATTGTGTTTTGGTTAACTTGGGCGGTGCTTTTGGGATATGATCCCAGCACACAATTCTAAATACCAAATCAGTATTTGGGATTTTCTTTTGATCAATCACTTCCGGTGTGCCTTTGTCTTTATTATCTCTGGTTAAGCGGTCGGCGCGATTTCTTCTTGCCTCAGCTATTGTTCGTTGGTTGATCTTTGACACATCGGCTAATATGATGTCGTATTGGTGGTCTATTTCTGGATTTGCGAAAGAACAAAATGAATTTTTGCTCAGGTGAATCTCTTTTAAAATATCCCTATTGTTTAAGTAGTTTACCTTTGGTGGTGTTATGGCCATGTTATCTCCTTTAATTAAGTATATACTATAT